AGCTGAGGCTGGGGCAATAAACAGTGACTGCAGCAAGCCGCCAATGTTGTCGCGGGCTGCAACCAATTTTGCTTGGGCTGTCGAGGGGTTAATAGACGACACCTGCCTGGGCAAGCTTGCCTTTGTACCGCGCAACAGCTGCAGAGTCGTTTGCATTTGCTCTAGTTGCTCAGCAGTGGCGGGGTCATCGACATACAACAAAGCTTGTGCAATAGCCTTTTCGTGCTCAGAAATTAGAAAATCAATAGGCTCAATATCTACCTTTGCAAGTTGATTTTTTAAGACGTTGTAGTTGTAACCCTTAGTGTCTTGTCCATAAAACCCTTGCGTCATCCTGACAATAGTGTCGAACTCAAACGCCCTGTCAGTTTGTGAGCTGTAAACGCGAGCCAGTCGATCAGGAGCCCTGCTGTTCATTAGGGCACCATTGAGCTGGCGTACATCAATGTTTTCAACTGCGCCAGACTGCTGGTTAGTCCTATAGCTTTGAAACTCAACATCAGTCGTTGCAAACGATTGCGCCCCTTGCAGCAGGCGCAAAGCCTCAGGGTCGATTTGCAATGCAGCTGTTCGTTGTTGATATTGGGCAGCGTCAATATCGTTGTTTAAGTAATCTTGCGTAATTTGATTGAATTGCGCTCTGTAGGTAGCCAGGTGGCCAAGCACAATGCCTCGGTTTTGCGGCGTCAAATAGCCTTGCTCCGACCTGGTAGTCACTTGTGCATTTATATTATTTACTTGATTCTTTAGGTTTAACTGAGCTGCTTTAACAGTTGGATCTTCAGAGCCGTCAAGTTGCTTAAGCAGAGCAATTTCGTCCCTGGGTCTTAAATTCCCAGCAGCAGCCTCATCGCGTATTTGCGTTCTCAGCTGTGCGTAAGTTTTTATTCCTTGCCCGATTTCGTCTTGCAAATCAGCTTTTGTTTTGTCAAGCAAAGTGCGATAAAGGGCTTCATTGTAGTTTTCAAATTTTTCGTCGAGCTTTTTAATTGCAACAGCTTTTGCTCCAACGCTTAGCTCTGGGTCAGCAGTAATCTGCGCTTTAATGTCGTCTAAATTTTTATACGCTTCTGCTTTAGTTGCGCTTGAGCCCAGCAGGTCTAAAGCTGCATCAATTTGCTCTGAATATTTTTGCTCTGCAGCAAGTGCATCAGCTTTGTCTTGCGTGCTTGCACGCTGCACATTGTTCGACTCTTCGCTTTCTTCTGTTTTGACGTCCCAGTCAGCTGCTTGCGTGTAGCGCCACAACAAAGCCGTGTTGGCTTTGCCGTTAATGTCACGTTGATCCCGCGGGCCAACAAACACGCCTGACTCATTTCCGTCTTTGTCAACTGAATAAAATACTTCCAGCACGTCATTGATGTTGTGCTGTGCAGCACCAGCCCGCCGTGCGCCTGCCAGGTAATTGCTGAACAGTGCGTCTAGGGCTTTTTTCTGCGCGTCTGCGCTTAGCCCCAAAAATCGTGGGTCATCAATTAGCGCTTGTATGTCTTCGCGCATGGTTCTAAGGCCAATGCGCACGCCTTCTTTAGGTTGAAAATGCTGGAAGCCCAGCTCGTTCATGCGTTGCGCATGGCTAGTGACATACAACTGCTCGTCACGCTTAACCTTCTGCGTGTTTTGGCGCGACATGTCGTTGATCGTCGCCTGCTGCACGACGCCTGACACCTCCTTGAACTCGGCAGGCGTGAGCTGGACGTCGCCGTAGATGTAGCTGTTTTGCCAGGAGATGTAGCGCGGGTCATCAGCCGCCAGGTCGTTGAGGTACAGGTCTGACCCGTCTGGGTTTTGGCCGATGACTGGGTTCCTAGATGCGGCAACACCGAGCGACAGGGCGTTTTGCCGCACACGCAAGATGCGTGCCTGGCTGTCAATGTGCGGGCGAATCCTGTTAGCCCGTGCTTTCAGGTCAGACAGCAACAGCTCTGCCCTGTTGCGCTCGTCCTCTGTTCTGTTGGGGTCGTTAGAAACCCGTTCAAGGTTGCGGGTTAGCTCGGCGTAATCAGCAAACGGGCCATAGGCAAAGCCTTGTGCCGCCAGCGCCTGGGCGTGCTCCTTGGCTTCTTCTTCCCGCTGCTTGCCAAACTCAATACCTGCCTCAGTAAGAGCACCGAGGCTGGTGCTAAACGTGCCAAGCGACTTAGCAAGCTGCCGCAGGTCATCGTTTGGTTGCGGCGGTGGGATGTACTGAGGAAACCGAATACTTTTAAGGCTGTCTTGCCGCTCTGCCTGCAGCACTGCAGCCTGCATTGACGCTTGCGGCGACAGTGTCGGCGCTTGAATCTCGTCTGCCTGCAATGGCGCAGCCGACCCTTGGCTTGTGGCGATAGGGGCAGTCCGCTGGCTCGACTGCCGATTGGTGTTGCCAGTCGACTTACCGCCGACGAAAAGACCGCGAACAGAAGAAGTCATAACTAGAAGTAGTTAATCGGAGACGTGGTCGACAAGTTGTACGTCGGCGTGGAATACAAGCCACGCCCTGCCAGAGCAGATGATGGAGTAACGCTTGTTGGCGCGGTGGGTTGCCTAATTAAACCTGCTTGTTTCATCTGGCCATACGCCGACAAGCCAGTGCTTACGCCACCAAGTACAGCGCTTGCGCCCTGCAAGATGTACGGCGTGCTGCTTGGCATTGACCGCATTGGCCGCTCAAACGGATCAAGAATTGTCTGCTTGAGATACGGCGTCTGGTTAGCAACGCGGTTGGCGTACTCGCCTTGCGCAATCTTCTTGCGTTCTTGCAGCTCAAGATTGACAAACGCCAAGTTCCGATCTGTGTAGTAGTCGTAGGAAGCCTGCTGCCTGCGGACGTCAGCCAACAGCAAGTCGACGTTTGCGCCGATGCGGCCCTGGGCCCTGATTTGACCAGCTGCTTGCAGTGCACGCTTTGCAGTTTCTGTTTGCTTTTGCGATGCAGCCTCTCTTTCTTGCAACTGCCGCACATTTATTTGTGCAATCTGATTGGCGCGTGTGACCTGCGCTAATTCAGTGTTGCGACGTATCTCCTCCTCGCGCATTGCCTCGCGCTGGTTTTCCGTTGTCCGCGCTGCAGTTGCTTGCAGCTGGTCAAACTCGTTTTGCTGCTCCGCCACCATGTTGGCGAACGCGACCTGGTTGCGAGCTTCTTGCTGTGCGGCCGCGGCCTGCATGATGCCCAGGCCAGCTTGCGCTACGCCAAGAACAATTGGGACGACGACTGAGCACATGCTTTAGATCCTCACGAACTCGTAGAACAGCCGCTTTTCTGGTCCCCATTCTGCGTGCTCAGCAACAAAGGTAAAACCCATGTGCTTTATCCAGCGGATGTGAACAGTGTTACGGGCGTCAACCACATTGAACAGCACGCTGTAGTTGCTGAACAGTTGCTGCAGTTGTTCCTTTGATTTTCGCAGGAAGGTTCGCCGGTCACGCTTGTCGTCGACCATGCCCTCTGTGCCCAGCATCCATACCCTGCCGCCGTTGGCTTCAGGAATCACGCCCCACATGCCCATAACGTGGCCATGACGGCTAACCATGGTGCGGCACGGCACGCTGTGCAGAGCGCAGTACAACAGCATCTGGTCAGGGGTGCAGCCAGAGCACGCCATAACTTCAGCCACGTCGTTGGCTCGCATGTTGTCTGCCAAATACCGCAGGTCAGACGGACGTGATGCCCGTTGATATGCCTCGCCTAGATCCTCGGCGCCCTGTTCTGCAACCAGCCTTCCCACTCTGCTGATTGCATGCGGCATGGCATTGGGCTGTCGCTGAATATCTCGATCTTAGTGTCTATGTTTCTTGCCATCACTGGCGCACGGAAGCTGGAAGTAGACAGCGAAGGGCTGCCCAGCACTGGGTTGCCGCTGCCTGTTGTTATTCCGTTGTACGGAAACTTGTTGACGTCACGGCCCTGCGGCGTAATACGAAGTTCAAAAGTAGACGTGTCATCAAAAACCACGGTCCATGTGCGGAGTTGTAGCCGCGGGCCTGCAGCCACAGACACACCACCACCGGGCGGCTCTTCTTTGACGTATGGCGTCGAGAACTCGTACAGCATTTCGTAGGTCTCGCCTACAAAAAACTTGGCGCCAGACATGTCGCCGCGCACAGTAATTGTTCCGTTGCCACCAGCGCCGCCGGTCAGGCTTTCTGCTGTGGGCTCCAGCACCAGGCCGTGGGCGATCGTGTTGCTAGTTGCCTTGCGGCCGACCAGCACTGTCTTGTTTGCATTGGCAATTGGGTAGGGCAGCGTGATTGTCGATGTCACGCCCAAACCGCCAGCGTTGTTGACGGCAACAGTGCAGCTGGCCTCTGTCGTTTTGCGGTCAAGCAGCACCTCAAACTCTGCTGTGGCGTCGACGTTCTCTGGCCGCAACGATGTCTTCTGCAAGTAGACGCCGTCGCTGTACTCGATGACTTGGTACAGGTCGCTGTCCAGCATGGCCGTGCCAACGATTTTGCCGCCGGCATTGATCTCCCAGTAGCCCCAGGCCGACTGCAGCTTGTTGTCGTCTTGGAAGAAAAACTTGTAGAGATACAGCCGCTGGTATTCGTCAGAGCTAACCATTGCCAGCGCCTCTTCAGACACTGATGCGGTCAGCGAGATCAAATTGCTTGGCACAAAACGGGGCACTGGTGTCGACACCTCTTCCGACAGCGGCACCGGGCCTGATGCGTCAGGCAGGAAGAACTCACGCAGGCCGCTGTTGTCTGTTCCTTTTGGAATAGCTAGGTAAACAGTTCGGCCAACGCCCACTGGGTCGACCGTCTGCACCTGGTCAAAGGTGGTGATCGCAGTAACTGTCGCTGTCTTTGGCGTCAGTGCTGTGCCAACTGTGGTCGCACCAGTGTCGAGTCTGAACTGGCCGTGAGCGCTGAACAGCAGCAGCGTGTTGGCAAACGCCAGGCTGCTGGTCAAGAAGTTGATAGACGTGCCGCCGGATGTTAGGTCGATCGGGTCGCTGTCGACCACGGTTTGCACAGTCTCTGGGAAAAACCTGTCGTAGTTATCAGCGGCCGACATGATGACGTTCTCGTCCGCCAGAAAAACCAGGCGGTTGCGGAACACGTTGATGTTTTTTATCTGGCTGCCGACAAACGTGGGGTTCGGCGCAGAGCTGTAGTCGCCTGCAATGCGGCCCGACCACTCAAACTGCTTAAACGTAAACGTGTTGTTTGTAGCCCGCACCAGCACATGCGGCATGGTGGCCCGGTCAAACTGATATTGGATGTTTGACGCAACAGTTTCACGCCACACGCCAGGGCCAAACCCGCTGCCAGCGTTGGCCTCAAACTCGACGTAGTAGTCGTCAAAGCTGGTGGCGGCTGAGCCCTGCACCCTGACCTTAAACCCATGCTCTGCTGATGCAGGCAGGTCATTGATGGCAGACACCGTGCCCTTGATCGAGCTGATGTCTGTGCTGCTGCGCGTGTCGCTTGCAGACATGGTGTAGTCAGAGCCGTCGTTCTTCGTGACGCGGATGACAAAGTCGTTTTGCGTAAACGTAAAACCACTGAGGTTGCTGTCACCTGCTAGTGAGTTGCGCAGGTTGGTGGCAATGGTAATGGTGCTGAGTGCACCTGTTGCACCAGTGGCGTAGGTCTTGGTGACGCCAGCAACTGTGACGCTGTAGGTCGTCGAGTAGTTGGCAGCCTTGACGAAGATCATTCCCTTCGTGCCCCAGTTCGTCGACAAATTCGACGTGTCCATGGCCACCGTCTTCTCGCGGTTGACGATGAAGGTGGTGTCAGCAATAGACGCCAGCCGGAACTGCTCTGACGGATTGCCTGTGACGTTGAGGTAGGCGGTGCCGTTAGGCGTAGACACTGTGCGCTCAGTGCCGTCCAGGGCATAGACCTTGATAGATCCGTCGCGGATTACCAGCAGGTGCTGGATGCTGCCGTCACGGTCCACGATGTGGCAGTACGGCGGGTCGTTTGCGACCGAGCCGGTAAACAACTTGGCGACATGCTCTGACGCCGGCCGTTTCTTCAACCCTTCAACAGGGCTGGGCATGCAGTTGATGACTTGCTCTGCTTGCGATGCCAGTCGCAGCGCAGCCGGTTGCTGGCTGACCCCGTTAATCAGGTTGGGGATTGAGCTGCTGACGAGTGGCATAACTAGAAGCGCTGCAGGGCACGGCTAGGCAAGTAGGTGTTGAGCACGCTGGTCTGATTGGGATTGCCACGCAGGAAGTTGTGCTCGCTGCGGGTTGTCTCCTCTTCCAGAA